ATAGCCATAGCCATAGCCATAGCCATAGCCAGAGCCATCGCCATAGCCAGAGCCAGAGCCATAGCCATAGCCAGAGCCATCGCCATAGCCAGAGCCAGAGTATATACTAAGAAACTTTCTTATCTGTTCTTCCATACGGCTACCTCCTCAATGGATTTTATCGCTTCATCTGTACAAGGAATTATTTCTATAACCCCCAAAATAGAGATTATCGGTACAACTAATGTAAATTTACAATCATTAGGTCTTTTCGTTCCCTCAACAGCTAATTGGCTGATAGATGCAGCCCCATACCAACACCACAATCTTCGGCAGTCTGTCAATGTAACCTCACTACCATTTTTTTCTTTCAATACTCCGTAAAATACGCCCGCTCTGTCTGCTCTAATAATTACTTTTTTCCCAATCATAATTCTATATATTTAAAGATTAATAAATATTGGCTCCCTTCAACGCAACAATACGTGTTTAGCTTTCAGCGTGCCCGAATTTGACGGGAAGGGAGTATATATAATAAGCGTGTACGGGCGCCTTTCATTACCACCGCATACTTTATACCGATTTAAGACTGTATCGGACGCTTATGTTGTCTTTATGACCTTTGTCTCTTGCGATACGGGCGCCCAAACCGCATACTCTCTACCGTAGGACATTTCGGTGCGAAGAGACAATCACGATAACCAAGCCTATACGGAGTCCCCGCGTTTCCGCTATCCGTAATTCCTTGATTAATATTAGAATAAGAATACAGTTTCAATAAAGACTTATATTCTTAATATCTACATCAATAAACCAATGAACGATTTATGAGCAAAGCTCAAATACTATATTTTGCTCCCTCTGCACGACTCGAACGTGCGACCTTCGCTAACCGGAAATTACCGGATACTAAACCTTCGAACAAGTAACCATAGCGATGCTCTTCCTGGCTGAGCTAAGAGGAAGGAGCGTTGTTCACACAACGCGGTTTCTTTCTATAAACCTTTCAATGCTTTTCAAGTCGTACCAAATGGTACGGTTATTATATTTAGAAAATGATATTTCGGCATTGTTCCTTAGTTTTTCCAACAGTTTATCACTGCATCCTAAGTATGCCATTGCTTCCTTAGCGGAGAGCCATAGTTTGTTGACCGGCTCTACCTTTCCTACAGATTTCGTTCTTCCCATAACCTACCAACTTAGACTGTCGTAATATTCTTTGTTATTTAAATAAGTCTTTACGATTTGAGTATCGCTACAACCTTCGCCGAGAGAATCTACAATAACATTGTAAGCCGTTTCCGTCATGTTGTATATGACTTCCTGATTATAATCTGATTTACCTGCAATGCCGAGAAGGAATAAGAAGCCGATAAATCCTATTGCAAACATGGCTGTCTGTTTTGATATTCTGTTGATATTCATAAGGAAATTTTATTTAATTCTTGTTACTTCTGTACCATAAAAAGTCGGTTTTACATAAAACGAATACCCTTTTTTTGACAACCGAGTGACAGTAGAACGTATAACAGTCTCAGTAATATCTTTATGTTTTATTCCCTTAGGCTTTCCCAACGGGAGATACTCTAATGTTTTAGTTGCAGAAACTACCTTTACAATATTTGCCCAATCAGTCATTTTATTAATTGTTTTTATTGTTAATCACCCACGAAACAAGAGCCAAAACGCCCTCTGTTGTTAGAAGTATAATAGACGGAAGCCGGAGCATTGAAATTATCATAGGCGCTTCTTTTTGCCGGCTTATAGCCTTCATTCTCCTTTCTCAATCTATTAGTGAACGCTTTATCGTCAGCAGACTTATAGTCTACCATATTGGCTATTTCCTCTTTTACGCGGACAGAAAACTTTGCCATCTTCCATGACTTTTTCAAGCTTTCAGACCAGGTGTATTTTCCGGTCTTGTAGAAGTTGTGAGCCTTTTTCATTATGTCTGATAAATCGTACTTCATATTTGCTTTCTTTATTTATTTTCTTATCTTTGTATTTACTTTAGTTTTATAGCCTTGCTTAAAACGTTGTTTAAAACAACAGTGCAAAGGTAGGTATCTTTTTGGATACTACAAAAATAATAGTATCTTTTTTGATACTATTTTATATGTTATAAAACATATTTTTAGTAAAGCTCTGATTAATATATTGTTATGGTTGAGTTTAGGACAGCATCGAAGGGGAGAAAGGAGTATCCTAAGGTAATAATGCCGGAGGAAAAGGATAAAATCCTGTATGAACTTCTTAATAAAGAGGAAAATGGTTTTTATTTTGAATATAAAAATGTCCCAGACCTTAATATCAGTATGGTGCAATTTGAAAAAGTGATGATTGAACTTGAAGATATGGGGATGCTTAAAATTGAAGGTTATAAGAATGGCGGTAAAATATATCTTAATTCAAAATTGGATACATTCTACCGCTATGGGGGATTTAAGATGCAAGACCAAATGCTTTCAAATGATTTGGAAAGATTAAAACTTGAACTTGAAAATCTTAAGAATGCGGTGGAGCCACCCGTTTCGGAGAAAGTAAAAACCATCACTGAAATTGCGGCATCTATTACATCTGCATTGGCTTTTGCTTTCGGGAGGGTACAGCCCTAAATGTTTTTCAAGAAACGTAATAGGTGATTCTTTTTCACTGTCGCTGCTAATTTCATGCAGTGAATGAAATATTACTTCACCGTCTTCGGCGTTTGTAACGGTTCTCTCTACATTAAGGCTGTTTTTTCCCTCAACGTATCTACGGGAAATTGTAATTGTGTAATTAGGTTCATTTTTCATAATTCGTTCTTTGAAATGTTGTACAATCGGTTAATTGATAATATAATTTTATGGATAAAAATTTGATTTTGATGTGCAAATCTGCTACCGAATACATTATTAGGAACAAAAGCATTTCCCAAAAGAAGTGCGAAGAATTATTTGGTAGTAGTGGTACAGTAGTTTTTGAGAAGCTAAAAAGTTTAGGAGCAGGCAAAAATATTGGATACGGAGATTTGCAAGTCACCCAAGAAGCCAAACGGCTTATTGATACTAAACACTTTGACAACCTAATAGAACAGATTGAAAGAGATGAATATGATAGGAACTTGTCAAATAAAAGCAAGAAAGCCACCATAAAATCCGTTCGTATAGCAAAAATAGCTTTGATTTTGTCTATATTTTCGATGACCGGGTGGCCGCAAATGTTTTTTAAATGGCTATGGTCTATCATTCTTAAATCCGTTTATTAGCTTATTTGCAAACTCATGAATAAAGTCTTTTGTATTTAAGAGATTTTTTTTGAACTCATCGTGAAAAACTTTTTCCCCGTTTAAAAATATATCTCTTGAATACAAATCAGAATCTTCATCTACTGACATTATAATTTCAATCTTTGTTATTTTCTTCATTGCTATATAATTTATTAATTGATATAAAACAGTAATACTTGCCCGATTTCTATAATCTGTTGCCATAACATGAGAAAGGAAATCGCCTGACGGATAAGGCTGAGATTATCCAATGTTTAACATTATAATTAACGCTTATGGCAAGAATTACTGTAAGGGTCAAAACCACAACCAGGATTAAAATCCGGCGGACTGTAATTAGGGTTCGCAGAGGTTAAGACCCAAAGGGGTGGCAGACCATTGCTGCCCCTTTAAATATTCATCGTCCTTTTCCTACTTTTGTTTTAGGGAGATTGTATTTGTTTATAATCTCCTCATACGCAGAATAGGCTAAAGAGTCAACGTGCTCGTTGTATTCATTGCCGCTGTGTCCCTTTACCCAAACAAAACATATCTCATGGAGTGATGCGGCGCAATGATGATAGAGGTTTATTAAGTCTAAGTTCTTTTTGGGTTTCTTGCAGTTCGTAAAGCTCGTTATACAATATTGAGAATCTGTATACACGGTTAATGTAGCCCCTTTTGGAACGGATTTTACGGCACTTATTATTGCAAGCATTTCCATACGGTTGTTCGTAGTGCCAACGAATCCTTTTTTGGATTCTTTTATTATTATACCGTCTTTAAGTATTATATAAGCAGACCCGCCTTCTCCATAAGGAGAAAGATTATCGCAACTACCGTCTGTATATGCTTCATATTTAAGACTTACTTTTTCCATTGTAATTATATTAATATTAAGTTTATAGTTATAATGAATATATAGTTTATAATAAGTTATATAACTTAATAAATAATAACCTGCTTTGATTTGAGGTAGGGGAATTGAGCGAATCAT